CGCTGAGATGAAGGAGCAGTTCGCTTCGGCCCGCGAGTTCGTGGTCGAGGCGTTCACCCCTGACGCCGTGGAGGACGCAGAGTGACCGCAGTCGTCGTGGTGCTCGCGATCGTGGTTGTCGCTCTCGCTGCGGCGCTGATCGTGTCGAACCGTCAGCTTCTCGCCTCGAACGCCGAGCTCGTCAAGGCGGTCATCGCGAAGGACGGCCGAGAGCTGGCCCACATGAACCGGGTCGAGCGTCGGCCCGCCCCGGCGCCGGCTCCCGAGTCGACTGTGCCGGTCTCCCCGGCTGAGCTGTTCGCTCGCATCCAGCAGGACATCGAGGCCGTGGAGGGACGCCCGCAGGCCGGGCAGCCCGTCGGGTTTGACGGCACCTGATGGACGAGCGCGACAAGCACGCCGATCTGGTCCTTCGCCGCTGGAAGAAGGCCGACCAGACCCTGATGGAGGAACGCCGGAACTTCTGGCTGAACTCAGCGTTCTTCGAGGGCTACCAGTGGATCTCGTGGGACAACCGTGCGAACACGGTCGTGAACTTCTCGCAGCTCAACGGCGGCGACGATTCCCGGGTCCGTATCAAGATCAACAAGATCCAGGAGCGGGTCAACCAGCTCATGGGCCGGTTCTGCCAGCGGGAACTCGCTTTCGAGGGGCAGCCGTCAGCGGCTGACGACGCGACGATCCAAGGCGCCCGCTTGTCCGAAGCGGTGCTCGAAGCGTCGCACGACGAGCAGGACTGGGAGTCGATCCGCGAGGAAGAGGTGTTCGCTGCGCTGATGGGCGGCACGGCCGCTGTCGGTGTCGACTGGGACCCGCAGGGCCAGCCGATTGGTGCGATGGAGTCGGCCACGTCCGGTCAGGTGACGAACACGGGGGATGTGCGGCTCACCGCCTACTCGATCGCCGAGTTCTGCGTCGAGCCCGGCTCCCGGAACTGGCATGACGCCCGCTGGTGGATCTCCGCCCGGGCGATGCCGCCGGCTCAGGTGAAGGCCCGCTACAACCTCGACTTCAATCCGAAGGCCGACGCCTCGGGCGCCTACTCGCCGTTGCAGCGAGAGATCCTGATGTCTCGCCGTCAGCCCGCCGACAACGATCTTGTCGTCGTCTACACCCTGTACGAGCGGCCGAACCCGGGCTGCCCGAAGGGCCGGCACATCGTTGTCGTGAACGACACGGCTGTGGTGAAGGACCCTTGGCCGTTCCCGTTCGAGGATCTGAACCTGTGGGTGTTCCGGCAGATCAAGGTGCCGATGCGCTGGACCGGCGTCACGGTCTGCACCGACGCCCGCTCCCCGCAGATCGCCTACAACTCGGTGCGTTCGGCGATCATCGAGGCAGCGAAGATGGCCGGCAACCCTCGGATGCTCGTCCCCGACGGGGCGTTCGATGACGACACCGCCCTCACTGACGAGGCCGGCGAGATCGTCCACTACTACGCCGATCAGAACGGCGCCAAGCCCGAGTGGATGGACCCGCCGCAGCTTCCCCGCTGGCTGACCGCGGAACCGGATCGGCTCGAAGCCGAGCTCGACGGCATCCTCCACACGCACGCCGTGTCCCGCGGTGAGGCCCCCGGTGACCGCAACTCCGGTTTGGCGCTGTCGATCCTCGCCGAGAAGAACGACACCCCGCTCGGGCCGATGGCGAAGGACCAGGCACAGGGCTGGTCCGCGATCGGGACGAAGGTCCTGAAGATCTATGAGGCGAAGGTCCCGCAGACCCGGTCGGTCGTGAAGTACGGCGAGTCGGGCGTGCCTCACGTCTTCGAGTGGAACGGCCGCCGTCTCCAGGGCCAGACCCGGGTGAAGGTCCCGATCGACGCGACGATGCCGACCTCGAAGGCTGCGTCTCAGGCGATGCTCTCGTCGCTCGCCGCCCAGTTCCCCCAGCTCGCCGAGTCGCTGTCGGTGCCGATCCTCACCAAGGTCATGGAACTCCCCGGGGCGAAGATCCTCTCGCAGATCGCGGACCCGGATGTGGCGTGGGCGCACCGTGAGAACGAACTCCTCGCCGCTGGCGAGCCTCGTCTGCCGATGCCGTGGGAGGACCACGCCACGCACATGGCCGAGCACAACGCGTTCCGGAAGACGAAGGCGTACGACCAGGCCGACGAGCAGGTCAAGGAAATCTTCGAGAAGCACCTCGAAGCGCACCAGCGCCTCATCGAAGAGGAAGCACAGCGACAGGCGGCGCTGAACGCCATCAACCCCGGGTTCGCTGCCCTTCCGCAGGCCGATGAACCAATCGGCTCGGCAGTGCCGCTCTCGTATCAAGAGCAGCAGGCCGCCGCCGCACAGCCCACTGGAGGGCAGTCACTGTGATGCCGATGTCGATGGACCCACGTCAGGCGATGCGCGACGCGTCGTTCGCGACGGTCGACCAGGGGATGGCCGGGAAGGCCGACCCGCAGACCGTGAACCTCCGCCAGGCGGAGGACCCGCAGCGTTCGTGCGCGACGTGCGCCCAGTTCCGACCGCCCGAGCAGTGCGCCGTGGTGGCCGGCAAGACCCCAGCCGGCGCGACGTGCGACGGATGGATCTCCGAGTCGGAGGGCTCGGAGGAGAACGCCGCTGAGGGCGGCATGGAGGAGTAGGAGACCAGATGACCCCGACGGAAACCGAGCTCACGTTCGATGAGCTGGACGCCCAGATGGGCGAGATGGAAGAGGGCGGTGTTCCCGATGAGTGGGCCGCTGCGTTCAAGAAGCTCCGCACCGAACTGGCGAACAAGCGCCAGAAGTTCGGGCCGTTCGAGCAGGCGTTCTCAAAGCTCGGCGAGCAGGACCAGCAGGCGTTCCTGACGTTCGCTGAGACCCTGTCCACCGACCCCGCTGCCGCCGGCGAGATGTTCCTGAACGCTTCCCGTTCGATCGCTCAGGTGACGGGCGCCGACTGGAACGAATGGGCTGGCATCGAAGCCGCCCCCGACACTGCGGCCGAGGAGCCGGCAGAGGAGACCGCCGTGCCCGAATCAGAGAAGCCGATTGACGAGATCGTCGCCGAGAAGGTCCAGGCGATCCTCGATGAGCGGGACAAGCAGGCCCAGATCGACCGTGAAGTTCAGCGGATCAACGACAAGCTGAAGGATCTCGGCTACACCGATCCTTCCGCTGCGGACGCGCAGTTGGTACTGTGGCGTGCGAAGCAGATCGAGAATGCTGCTGATGTGCTCGATGCCATCCAGCAGGCTCACACCGGACTTGACGAGTTCATCCTCGAACGGTCCAAGACTCTCGTCTCCACCACCGCGGATGCGGGCGCTGAGGTTCCCTCCGATGAGGGTTCGCTGGCCGAAGAGACATCTCCGTCCACCGACGGCCGCCCCCAGGACATGAAGGACATGAAGGCGCAGATGAACGAGCGCCTCGGTCAAATCTACGACCAGTCTTCTCTGGGAGATGCGGCCGTCTGAACCTCAAAGGTTTAGGCACCAATGCCCGCAACTCTCTCCACCGCCAACGCCGTCCTCAAGGAGGACTACAAGGGCTTCGGCGATCTCATCAACCAGAAGTTCTTCATCCTCTCGCAGGTCGACAAGGACTCCGACAACGTGCAGGGCCGCCGTGCCATCCACGCTGTCCACGTCTCCCGCAACAGCGGTGTCGGCGCCCGAGCCGAGGGCGGCACCCTGCCGACCGCCGGCCAGCAGGGCTACCAGGACACCTACGTCCCGATGCGGTACAACTACGGCTCGATCAAGCTGTCGGGTCCGGTCATCTCCGCGATGTCGTCGGACCGTGGCTCGTTCGTCCGGGCCGTCTCTTCGGAGATGGACGGGCTGGAGCTCGACCTGCGCCGTGACGTGAACCGTCAGATCTGGGGCACCTCGGATGGCGTCATCGCCACCTGCGGCACCACCTCCAGCTCGACCACCGTCCAGCTCGCCGCCACCACCACCGCCACCCAGATGCGCCAGCTCTGGGCCGACGGCGGTTCGGTCGTGGACATCGGCACTGTCGCCTCGCCGACCTCGGTCGCTTCGGCTCGTACGGTCACCGCCTACGACCCGGCCAACCTCACCATCACCATCTCGGGTGCCGCGGTCTCCACGACCAACAACACCACGAAGGTGCTGCGTGCCGGTGCCGGTGGCGCCACCTCGAACTCCGGGACCTTCGGTGACGGCCAGTCCGAGCTCACCGGTCTCCAGACCATCGTCAACAACTCGGGCACGCTGCACGGCATCGACTCGTCCAGCTACCCGATCTGGAAGGCGTACGTCGACTCGAACTCGGGCACCAACCGGGCCGTGTCGGAGACCCTGGTCAACAAGGGCATCCAGGAGATCAACATCGCTTCGGGTGGCAACATCAAGGCCATCGTCGGTTCGCCCGGCGTGTCCCGTGCGATCGCCAACCTGATGACCTCGATCCGCCGCAACGTGGACCGGGTGGACCTGAAGGCCGGCTACTCGGGCATCGCCTGGACGACCCCGCTGGAGGGCATGTCGGGTGCTTCGCAGCCCGCCGTCCTCTGGGACCGTGACTGCCCCGGCAACGCTGCCTACCTGCTCGACTTCGACGCTCTCGTCAACTACGTGCAGGAGGACTGGGGCTGGGCCGACCTCGACGGCTCGGTGCTCTCCCGGGACCCGAACGGCACCGATGCGTGGCTCGCCTTCTACCGGCGCTACCACGAGATGGCCTGCAACAATCGCAATAAGCTTGGCGTCATCAAGGACCTCACCGAGGCTTGAGCCTGACAGTTCTCCCCGGGCCGGGGGTCCCCCTCTCCTCCCCCCGGCCCGGGGCGTCCCGTCTCTCACCAGATAAGGAATCCTGATGGCTCTCACGAACACTGTCCGCAACGTCAACATCGAGGGCGCCCGCAAGGCCGTCACCGTTGACATCACCTTCGACTCGTCCTACGCGACCGGCGGCGAGGCCTTCGTCCCCGACGACGTGGGCCTGTCGGTCATCGACTTCGCCGACATCGCCGCCACTGGCGGCCGGACGTTCTCGTACAGCGCGTCGACCGGCAAGATCCTCGCCTACGCCGGGTCCACCGAGGTCACCAACGCCACCGACCTGTCGGCGGTGACGGTCCGAGCCCGCATCTGGGGCTACTGACCGATGCCGGGCTTGATCCTCCCGGGTGAGGACGTTCACAACGTGGCTGAGGCCGTCCAGCGGGGCGACTCGGCGACGGGGTGGCGTGGGGACCCCGGGATGGACACCCACATGGGCGTGGACGGCACCGTCGCCGTCTACGCCTTCGATCGCGACGGGAACCGCTACCGCGCTGCGGTGGTGGACGCCCGTAACCCTGGCTGGCGCTACGAGCTGCTGACCCGTCTCCGTGACGGCGATTGGCAGCGAGGCGACCAGTTCGACCGGCTCGACGCCTTGAACCGTGCCCGTGACCTGGAGACCTCGAAGGCTCTCCAGGAGAAGAAGGACGAGATGGCTGAACGTCTCGCCTGGGGCATCAAGCGGGATCTGGGCCACCTGTACTCGGGTACCACGAAGGACGTTCACTGATGGCTTTCGACGGCTCCGCTGTTTCGGTCGCGACGACCGCCACCGCGCTCCATACGTTCACCGCTGAGAACCAGTCGGTGGCCGTGTACAACAACGGCTCGGCGACGATCTACATCGGCAACGCATCGGACACCACCTCGACCGGGTTTCCGATCGCCCCCGGAGCGACATTCACCACCGGAGGTCTTGTCGGCGAGGTTCTGTACGGGATCGTGGCTTCGTCCACCGTCGAGGCGCGGGTTCTGAAGCAGGGCGTCTGATGGCGGGCCTCGCGTCGTGCGCGATGCGTCCCGTCCCGGCGGGCGTGGTCCTGGCGGGAGGTGAGCGGTACGGGCTGGCCTCGTCCACCGGCATCTCGCAGGGCATCCCCACGGCGTCGTCGGTGATTACTTCCGACGCGTTCTCTGGGGGCGACCTCACGAACCTCGAAGCCCGCAACACCGACGTGGCGTATGGCGGTTCAGCGAAGACGTGGTCGGCCAACACGACCCCTTCGGGCGTCGGCATCATCTCGGGCCGCATGACCCGCACCTCCGGTACCGCTCAGCGCCGTCTCGGGTTTGACGCCGGCACGGGCGACGTCTACATCCGTTGCAAGGTGTACGAGTCGGCCGGTGTGTTCGGGGCTCCGATCATTCAGGCCCGGCGAGCTGACGTCGCGACCGCGTCAACCGATCACTACAAGATCGAGGTCGGCACGACCGGTTCAGTCCTGCTCCGCAAGAACGTGAGCGGTTCCAACACCACCCTCTACACGCACCCCGCAGCAGCCACCGACGGCACCGAGGTCGGCCTGTTCGTGAAGGGATCGCTCGTCGGGCTCACCGTCAACGGCTCGACGGTGTTCTCGACACTCGACGCTGACGTGGCGAACTCCCGGACCTGGGTGGCGATCCAGGTCCAGACCCAGACTATCGACGTTGACGACCTCATCGTGCAGGCGTTGTAGGGGGCTGGACTGTGGCGACTCTCACGATCGCAGCTCTCGGCCCGTCGGGGGCGGTCGGCCCGCTTCCGGTCACCGTCAAGCTGGTCGACGCCTCCGGGCAGACGTCCTCGGGGTCAGCTTGTCCGGTTCTGGCTCCCTGTCGGGCGACCTGACGGCGGCGGCCATCAACGACATGGTTGCCAGCCTGTCTGGTTCGGGGTCTTTGTCCGGAACGTGGTCGGCGTTGGCCGATGTGGCGGCCAGCTTGCCCGGCACCGGAACCCTGTCGGGGACGCTTAACACGTCAAACCCGACGACCCTCGTTTCGTGGGGAACTGTCACGACCCAGTGGGGGAGACATAACACCCCTGTCGGTACTACTATCACAATAGCTGATGCGACCCCCCAGTGGGCCGCCGACCCCGTAGAGGCTGCATCTAAATGAGTAAGAGCAACGCGACCGAAACCGATCTTCTCGCCAAGATTTTCACGGCTACCGCGCTGCCGTGGGACGCCGCGACCGACCTAGAGATCCATCTCCACACCGCCGACCCGGGCGAGGCCGGCACTACCGCCACTTCGGAAGCAACGTACACGTCGTATGCGGCTGTGACGGTGGCTCGCACCACGTCCGGGTGGACTGTTTCGGGTAACACCTGCACGAACGATGCTCTCATCCAGTTCCCGCAGTGTTCGGGCGGCTCGAACACGCTCACTCATGTCAGCATCTCCCCGGCGTCTTCCACCCAGATCCTGTATTCGGGTGCCCTTAACTCGTCGCTGGCGGTGTCGTCGGGTATTCAGCCGCAGTTCGCTGCGTCGGCTCTGTCGATCACCGAGGACTGACTGTCGTGCATGTCTGTGGAGAGTGCGAGAAGCCGGTCGCTGTTGTGGACGGCGAAATCGTCCGTGTCTGCGGGCACGACCAGGCACCCGTGTTTGCTCGTATGGTCGCGACGTGTGAGGGCCGCGGCGGGGTCAAGTGACCGGGTTCGCGAACGTCAAGGAACTTGCTGACGCCGAGCTCGACGGACGCTACCAGTACAGGACGTGGCGTAAGTCGCCGACGCAGGTCACGACGATCGGTGTGTGGTTTGATCTGTCGATGTCGCCGGGTAATCCGGTGCCGCAGTATTACGCGGCGTCGCCGCTGGCTGCGGTGGCGTTGGCCCGGTCCACGGACGGCGGTTTGGATCACGGCCCCGATCCGGCCGGGTTCTCGAAGTATCTGCGGAAGATGACGGTCCTGACGACGACGGCGACAGCGTTGCCGATGCCGATGATGGTGTGCGACTACCTGCTGTTCTACCCGTTCATTGATGAGGGCACGACCGACGAGCAGACGTTGACGAACTCGGTGTCGTTGCCTCGCTGGTCGGACGGTGAGGGCGTGCAGATCATGGCGGTGTCTGTGGCTGGCCGTACGGGCGGTCAGACGTTCCAGGTGTCGTACACGAACTCCGAGGGCGTGTCGGGCCGTACGACTCAGACGGTGGCGCAGAATTCGGTGTCGGTGAACGGCTCGATCGTCACATCCGACAGGGCGAACGCGGGTGCTCGTGGCCCGTTCATTCCGCTCCAAACCGGCGACACCGGGGTCCGGTCGATCGAGTCGGTGACCATGAACGGCGCCGACGTGGGCCTCTTCACTCTCGTTCTCGTGAAACCGGTCGCGCAGTTGCAGCTCCGAGGTATCGACGCTCCCGTAGAAGTCGACTACTTCCTTGACTTCGGTCAGGCGCCGACGGTCGCTGCGGACGCCTACCTGAACCTGTTGTGCTGCCCCGCCGGGACGCTCGCAGCTACCGCTCTCCACGGTGACATCACCGTGGCATGGAACTAGGAGAACCCCGATGGGTTTCGCTTCGCTAGACGACTTCATCAACGAGACCACCACGAACGGCAAGTTCGTTCGCACCGACTGGAACAAGAACGCTCTCCCCACGACCGCCCAAACCGCCGGCCTCTGGTATGACCTGGCGTGCGGTGCCGGTAACCCCGGTTCGGACAGCGCCTACGGGTCCGGTACGAATCTGGCGTTCCAGGCGCTCGATGACACGTCGACCACGTCGCCGGGTATCCCGCACGGCGGGAACGTCAGCCCCGACACGAAGCACATCATCAACGCTTCGGCGTTTTCCGCTGCGGCCACGTCGATGCCCGCAGTGTTCATGCTCGTTGACCGTCTCGGCTACTACCCGATCACGACGGTCACCACCACCGGCGACCAGGCGCTCAACAACACGACTGTGTTCCCGACCGGCCGCCACACGAACGGCGCCGGGCTCCGCGCCTACGTGGTCTGCTCGTCGGGTGCCGCAACGACGGCGATGGGCGCGGCGACCCCGAACATTCGGATCACTTACACCGACCAGGCCGGCAACACCGGGAACACGACCCCGACAACTCTCCCGGTCGGGACGACCGCCGCAGCGAAGGGCAACATCGTGTACTCCGGTACCGGCGCCGGGAAGTACGGGCCGTTCCTGCCGCTCGCCGCCGGGGACTCCGGTATCCAGTCGGTGCAACAGTTCAACCTGTCCGCGTCGTACGTGTCTGGTGTCCTGAACCTCGTGATCTGCCGGCCCCTGCTGACGTTGCCGATGACCACGATCGGTGTCGCCGCCGAACGCGACCTTCTCAACCAGGTGCCGTCGCTGCCCCGAGTGTACGACGGGGCGAACCTGTCGTGGCTCATGTACGCCGGTGCCGCCACCCCCGTCAACTCGGCGTTCTACGGCCACCTCGATTTCGGTTGGGGCTGATGCTTCTCGGGAACTACTCGGTGCTGAACAAGAACCCCGGCCGTGCGCTGGGGGGTTCCACCGTGTCCGACACCCGCCCGCAGTGGTCCAAGTCGGGTCCCGCCCGGGGCCGGTTCCTTGGTGTTGAGGAGCTGGCGTTCGGCGAGAAATACGGGACCCCGAACGGGTATCTGCACCCGTATTCGTGGGTCATGCCGATCAAACCGGGTGGGCTCGGGTCGAACACGTTCATTGTCGGCGACGGCGCTCTGGCAGCGAACCTGGCGGGCGGCAAGAACGCCGAAGCTGCTCTCGCCGGCACAGGCTCGATCACGGATGCTGCTCTCGCTCTAGTCGTCTCGGCCGCGGCGACTCTGGCCGGTACGGGCGCGATTACGGACGCTCAGATCGTCGCCGTCCTCAACGCCGAAGCGGCCCTCTCCGGTTCTGGCACGGCTGCCGGCACACTCCGAGCTGTCGGAGAACTACTCGGGGCGCTGTCGGGTGTGGGTGCGGTCACGTTGGTTCCGTACGCGACCGGTGAGCTTTCTGCCGATTTGACGCCTGCTGCCGCTGCGTTGACCGCCGATCAGGTGGCGGACGCTGTGTGGTCGACGGTGGTCGGCCAGTACACGACCGAAGGCACGTTCGGGTACGCGACAGCGTTCCTGTACCACTTGGCGCACAACCGGATTGTCACGAACCCCGCTGACGGCACGTTCACGGTGTACGACGACGACGGGACCACAGTCCTGTACGTCGCCGACATCTTCGGTGACGCCGCCGGCACTACCCCGTACGACGGGTCTGGGGTGGAACGCCGGGACGCGTTCGGGTGATCGTCACCGGAGGCTACGGGGCTCCCCGGTCGGGGTCGCTGACCGTGTTCGGTTACGGCCGCAGCAGTGTTCTCCCGACGGTGGGGGCGATGCTCGTGTCGTGGGAACCGCCACAGTTTCTGTGGAAGTTGAAGGCGTTGCGGACCCTCCCGCCGACTAGGGGCCGTGGGCTATCATAAATCCTGATCTACCGTCTACGAGGCTGCGATGACTGTCGAGATTTCTAGCCTGTCGAAGCAGTACGTGACGGTCCCCGTGACGTACACCGATGACGTGACCGGCAACACCGTCGAGTTCGCGTTCACTCAGGGCGCCGAACCGGTCGAAGCGGACTGGGCCTCGGGGGACTGGGACGGCGCCGCTACAGCGATCTCGGCGTCCGAGTACCGGCAGACCGCCCGGGCGCTTGTCGGTCCGGCCACCGATTTCGTGTTGACGGACGGCTGGTGGTTCGCGTGGCTGCGAGTCACCGCTTCCCCCGAGGTTCCGGTCCTGAAGGCCGGCTCGTTTCTTGTGACCTGAAGGATTCCAGATGACTCTCGCTACTCTCCGCACTTCGGTCAGGGAACGCCTCGGTGTCCCGTCGGACGATTCGCTGTTCACGAACGCTGTTCTGACGGCGCTCATCAACGACGCGTTGCAGATCGTGTCCAGCGAAGCGGACTGGTACTGGCTGGAGAAGCAGGAAAACCTGTCGCTTGTAAACGGCACGTCCGCTTACACGGTGGCTTCGGACTGCACCCGCACGATCAACGTCGAGGACCCGACCGGGATCGCCTTGGCCCGCAAGCCGGTAGACGAACTTGTGTCGATGTCGACCGCTACCGCCGGGGTGGTCAGGTTCTTCTCGCCGTACGGTCTGAAGTTGGAGTTCCGGCCGGTGCCGAACACGTCGATCACGGTCGTTCACCGGTACCTCGGCGGCGAAACCGCTCTTTCGGCGGACGGTGACACTCCGCTGATGCCCGCACAGTTCCAGCCGGCCCTTGTCGAGTACGCCGCCTATTTGGCGAAGATGCGGGTCGGGAACACCCAGGAAGCCGCAGCGAACCTTGAGGTGTATCAGGGGATGGTCGCGACGATGAAGGACCGGAACTTGAAGCTCGCAGAGTCGCGTGGCGGCGGCCAGCCGTGAACCTGTCGGAGTTCCGGGCGACCGTGAACCGCAAGACCGGTATCGCGGTTGATTCGACCGCTTTGAACGGGTTCATCAACGAAGCGGTGCAGGCCGTCGGCGAGGAACGGGACTGGCCGTGGCTGTCGTACACGGACACGTTCCCCACCCAGGCGGACCAGTCGGACTATGTGCTCCCGGTGGATTGGTCGCGCACCGTGTCTGTGACAGTTGACGGCGCCCCGACCCGGCGGATCAACACTGCTGACGCTGACGCCTGGGAGTACGTGACGGACCGGCCGTGGTTCTACGGCTACTCGATCGACGCCGGGGTTCTCACGTTGAAGCCGGCGCCGTCTGCGCTGGTGACCGTGATTCACCGGTATGTGCGGGCCGAACCGGAGCTCGAAGTTGACGCCGACGAGCCGCTGATCCCCGAACGGTTCCACGGGGCGATCGCCTGCTACGCGGCGGCGTTGGTGCTGGAACGCCACGGTGACGTGACGAAGGCTGACATGCAGCGGGCCGAGTATGAGCGCTGGTTGCGGCGGATGCGTGACGCGATGTCACGGTCGCAGCAGCCCTCCCGTATCCGCATCCGGCCGGGGGCCGGCTGGTAATGGGTGAGCGTCACGGCGACGCGATCGTTTTCAGGGATTGGTCGGGCGGCGAGTTCGGCATCCTTGATCCCGGGGTCGCTGGTCGTTCCGAGAAGCAGATGTTCACCGGGGACAATGTGCTCCGCTACCGGACCGGTCTGCTCGGTCCGCGCCCGGGGTTGAAGACGGTCACGTTCACGTCACCTCCCGACGGCACCCCACTCGGGTCGGGTACGACCTCGTCTGGGTCCCTGTGGGTGCTGACGCAAACCGGCGGCGGCTATGAGGTTCGGGAATGGAACCCGGACACTGGGGTGGTTGGGTCTGCCTACTCGGGGTCTCTGCCGGCGGCCGTGCCGTTCGCCATCAAGACCGAGGTCGCCAACGGGACCGGGTCGTGGATCTCGGTTCCGTCGGCCGGCGTCTACAAGCTGAACCACACGTCTGACGCCGCGTCGCTCGTGGACACGGACCCCGCCGGGTTCGTCATCACCCAGTACGGCCTTCGCGCAGTTGCCAACACCGGATCACGGCTGTGGTACTCGAACGCGAACGACCCCGATACCTGGGGTGCCGCGTCGTACCTGGACCTGTCTGGTTTCTCGATCTCCTTCATGGCGCCCTTCCGTGACGGGATGATCGTCGGCACTGCTGGCGGGATCTTCCACATCCTGACCGGCGTGCTCGGCGCAACCACCGTGGTGCGGGAGCTGTCTCGTGGCGGGTCACCCGTGTCGCCCTTTCATGCCCTCCGCGTCGCCGACGACAAGGTGTGGTTCTACAACCAGGCCGAGCCCTACCCCAGCATGTTCAACGGGGCGATCCACCAGCGGTTCGATTACCTGACGAATGAGACCGTCCCGACGGCCTCGTTCAACGGGAAGTTGCCGTTCCGGAACATGCAGCCCACGACGTGGGCCGGGACGAACGACTGGTTCACCTACGGATTGCAGAACGGGCACAGCTTCCAGAACGACGTGCTGACGATGCACACGTTCAGCTCGCTGTCAGACACCGGCCTCGGGTCCGTCACCGATCTGGGCACCCACCACCTACTGCTCGACTCAAACGGCACCGGTGACCCGTTGACGGCGTACCGGTTCGCTCCCGGCCTGAAGGACCGCCCGGCGTTTGTGGGCGACGACTACGCGCAGCCGGGCGACGGGTCTGACACTCCGCTCAACGGGGTGTACTTCCAGACCCCGGAGTGGTGGGAAGACGCCGGACATCAGGTGCGAGTGTCACAGGTGATCGTGGACTTCGTGGCGTGGGATACCGGCACGGTGGACTCCGCCTACTTCGAGATCACCCTTGACATGCTTCATCGAACCGGAGCGGCCGCCACGAAGTTCGGCTCCTCCGTCGTCGGGCTCGATGAGCCGGTGTCGTCGTTCACCACGTCAGCGGCTGGGACCCCGGGCCGGATCGAGAAGAACATGACCGAAGGTTACGGCGCCGGTTTCCAGGTGACGATCTCGGACATCGCGAACTGTGCGATCCGGAACGTCATCGTCGTGCCCGCCCCCGATTCGAGTAGGCCCTGAATGTTCCGGTTCCCGCATCGGCCCCGCGAGGTCGCAGTCGCCTCCCCGGAGGAGCAGGTTGCCCTCCAGGAGCGCCGCGATCGCGAGCTGGAGGACTACCTCGACTCGCTCGGCGCCGGGAGTCTGCCGTGGTGCACGGCCCGTCGGCCCTCGTGCACGAAGAACATGGCGACCGGGGCCACCACTGGCGACTGGGAGATCGACTTCGACGCCGGTGGGTTCACGACCGACGGCGTGGACATCATCACGCCCAGCTTCGGGATCTACGCCTTCGGGTACTTCGTCAACTGGAACGCCTCGACCGGTCTGGATGGCACGTCGCGGCCCAGTGCCGGGGGCATCAAGATCGGGTCGTGGCAGTTTGAGATCTCAGGTGTCTCGTCGGCGTACGTCGCGATCACCAATCAGCACGACGTGTTCTACAGCGGCACCGGCGACTTCGATCAGACCGGCGACTTCTATGAAGGCGGGCTTGTTCCCGCCGGGTTCTCGGGCGCGGCGATGACGAACCTCGCGTTCAAGAGCTTTCTCACCCTTGATTCATGGGTTGGTACCCCGTCGGGGACCATCGAATGGTCTGAGCTGCTGGTGTTGGTGCAGCTCACGACAGGAACGGACGAGAAGATGGGGACCGACTGATGGCCGGCAACTTTGATGAACTGCTCTCGTCGCTTGGGTTCGGGGCCGCTGACGCCGCGAACCAGGAGGGACTGATCGCCCGCAAGGCCGCCCTCGGAAGGTCGCAGATCGACCTGCAAGCCGAAGAGGACAGGCAGACGCTGAACGCCGGCTACGAGGGGCGAGGAGTGTTCAACTCGGGGGAGGCCCTGCTCGGCAACGCCCGCCTAGAAGGCAAGATCGCCAATCAGAAGTCGGCGGTCGACATCGCGGCGGCCGATGACTACCTGTCGCTCCAGCGCCAGTTGCAGCAGGAGCAGGCCCAGAAGGAGGCGTCCGATCGGGCGTTCAACCTTCAGGTCGAGCTCGCGAACCGCGAGTACCAGACCCGCAAGCAGCAGATCGAGCAACAGGCCGCGGCACAGAAGCGGTACGACGACGCCTACCTCGGGCAGCTCGGAAGGAACTACTGATGGCTGATCGCATGGAGCGGCTGAACGCCCTCGCTTCGGGGGGCACGCCGGGTCTCGCTGCGTACGACCAGGCCCAGCAGTCGGTCGCGGCGAACAACCGCACGGCGATCGACTCGGCTCTCGGCTACGGCGGCCAGTCCGCTCCGACCGGCGCGATGGACGCTGCGAAGGCCCTGGTCGGGAAGTACACGGCCGGGTACACGGCCGACGCCGCGTCGGCCCGCTCGAACGCTGGGGATCAGGTCGGCTACGACAAGTCGGCTCTGGACGCGTTCCTCGCGAACCAGCAGAAGAAGCTGGACGCTCAGCGGTCTCAGGCGTTGCAGAACGAGGAGTTGTCGCAGCAGCAGCTTCAGGCGGAGTTGGCGTCGCAGGGCCGGAAGACCGACTACTACTTGCGGAAGGCCGCCGAGGGTGGCGGGTCGGCGCTGTCGGGTCTGTCGCTCACCGAGCAGGACAACAAGGTGACCGGGCGGGCGTTGTCGGCTCAGCAGCAGGCAATGGCCGAGCAGGCAGCGAAGCAGAAGGCCGCCGAGGACGCCATCCGGTACAACCAGGGCGGGCAGGGCGAGACCGGTGCGATCACCTCGGCGAAGATCGCCGCTCGTCACGCTGCCGAGAACCCCGACAAGGCCCGCCAGGAGAACCTTCAGGG